ATTTTGTAGCATCTAATGTTGTATATGCTGATGTTCCTAGTCTAGTTAATGCCATAATATTACTCCGTCATTTTAAATATATGTATTGATGTTTGTCCACTTTCAACTCTTGGTGTTCCACTTGTTACATTTACATATACAAAACCTTCAATATAATCACTTGAACCATTTAATTGAACCATTGTACTTGTGTTTATTTGGTCTACATAATTTAAACCCTCTGCGTTTGCATCCCAATCTCTTCTTGCTTGTACACCTGTGATTTCAGCTCCATTTTTATATACTCTACATCGAACATCATCTATAGAATTGTCTGCTGTATTACCTATTCCAACATTTAATGCTACAAAATAATGTCCTGATGTTTGTGGTGTAAATCTATAATTTGTTGAAGAATCAAAAGCATTTGCACTATCTACAAATTCAGTATTAAATTGTATTTTAGTCCAAGTAGCATCACTTATGTTTTGATCACCATTTCTATATGCACCGCAATATGGTGCAGTTGTTCCACCAAAACCTGTGGCTGTCCCAGAATTAGTTATTGTTGCACCAGATGGAATAGTAATTGTATCTCCCGAAGCACCGATAGTAATAGTATTAGAACTTTCATTGATAATATTATTACCTGATGTATCCTGTATTGTATCTACTTTAATTATACTTGTCATAATTTATCCTGTTAGTTTAAACCCATAAAATTCTGCGTTGCTAGTTTGTAAATCAAAATTTGAATTGTAAGCTTGTCCATAAACTTGAACATAATCTCCAACCGATAAATTTTGAATTGTAAATGCTCCAATAAAATTATTTGTGCTACCTTGAATTACAGAAGAAGAAAATTGATCTCTACCTTCTGCAACACCAGAACCATTAACATAAATCACAATTCTTTTTTGTTGTAAGTCAGCATTGTCTCCTTCTTCTCCTATATTTATATTTGCTCCTATAAAATATTTTCCTGCCTTTCCTGTCGGCACAGTAAATTTATAATTTGATGCTGTATTTGTGTAAGCACTATCTGTATCAAAATCTTCTGTATCAAAGGCAACAAGTTTTGCAACATTATTAGTATTTCCTGTTTGAGCTGTTGACATTGTGGCTCTCCATGATGGAGTGTTTGTTGCTGCCCCTGTAAAAGTTGCACCTGATGCAATTGTAACAGTTTCACCAGATTGTCCAATAGTAATAGTACCAGAACCACTTGATGTTTGTATTTGTCCAACTTTTAATATTCCATCTGCCATATTAAACTCCTATTAACTTATATCCTGTTAAACTTGTATCTCCATTTCCTGGTCCATACAAAGTTTGATTTCCACCTGTGTTTTGATTAACATATAGTTCAATGTAATCACCTGCAGATAAATTTAAAATTACTGTGCTACTGTTGTCAACTTGTTGACTTGAATTACTTCCTGTTTCTCTAAAAGTACCACCACCGATACCTGAACCATTTTTATAAAATCTTGCTTCAAAAACATTACTGTCAGCTAAATTATAAAATAAAAATCTAGCTGTAAATACATACTTACCACCTTCACCACTTGGAACTGTAAATCTATAATTAGATGTATCCCAAGCTGAATCTGTATCCCAAACTTCTGTTGCTAGTGCTGCTTTAGTAAAAGAACTTGTTCCAATAGTTTGATTTCCTGAAAGTTGAGCTTTAAAAGATGGTGTGTTATCTCCACCAACAGCGGCACCATTGTTCTGTAATGTTCCAACAATATTTGTGGTATCACCAGATTCTCCAATAGTTAAACTTGTTCCTGTGCTTGGTCTAATTAAATTTGTTTCTAATGTACTCATTATACTATAACCAATGTACTCCCTGATGGAATTGTTATTGTTCCACTAACTGTTACTGTTCCTACTAATAACGCATTTTCACTTGCAGATATACTAAAATTTGCAAAGGTTTGACTATTTTTTACAAAAAATCCACTACCCAAAGCAGAAGCATTTACTGTTGAATCACTTGGTGTTCCTACAGAATTAACTTCTCCTAAAACAATACCAAAAAAAGTATCACTACTTTGAGGTGCTCCAGTAAATGTAATTGTTGAACCACTTATAGTGAATGCTGTGCCTGGTTCTTGAATAACTCCAGATATAGAAATCAAAACATTTTGTTCTGAATTAGGCACTACATTTACACCTGCACTTTGTAAAGTAAATGCAGTTGCAGAACCATTAAAACCACCAGAAATATCTGATAGCTTTTGGAACCTACCATTTATGTTTTGTCTTCCAATATATCCCACTTGTTACTCCTTATTGTTTTGGGTTAGCATCTTTAATAGATTTGATTCTTGCTTTCCAAGCATCAATATCTTTATAGATCTCATCCAACTGATCACCAATATCACCATATTGAGTTCTTCTTGTTACTCTTACAGTTTCATTGGCTTCATGTTTATCTGCATCTGATTCAACAGAAGCAAGATCACTATCACTAGGTTGTGCAATATCTAAATTCCACTCCTTAATGTATGGACCTTTTCCATCTGAATCATCCTGCAACATAACATCTTTTGTAAAATCTATATCAGAAACACCTTTTGATTCTGCATAAATTTTTATTTTTGTTGATAGACTAGCCATATTTTCCTCCTTTTATTCTATAATTTTAAATCCTGAAAATACATTTGTGTATGTGTTTGAATTTGGGTCTATTTTAGCTGTGTAACTTGCGTTTCCCTCTGGATCAACTAATCCATAAACTTCAATATAATCAGCTACAGCTAAAGTTAAATCAACACTTGAATGTACTGAAAATTGTAATCCAAAACCTGCATTTCTAGGATCAATAAAATTTTGTGCAACTGCTGAACCATTTTTATAAATATAAAGTCCTACATATTGTAATCTACTTGGATCAGTTTTTCCATTAATCCTCATGTCAAAATGATATTTTCCTGCTTGACTACTTGGAACTGTAAACCTTGATGTAGATGTATCATAGGCAGATGCAGTATCATATTCTTCACCTGTAAAAGTTACTTTAGTTAATGTTGCATCTGTAAGAGTTTGTATGCCTGTAGCATAAGCACTGAAAGCAGGGGTATTAGCACCACCAACACCAGTTGTTTTTACTGCTGTAACTGCACCATCAGCAATATCTGCTGTAGCAATAGTTGCATCTAATATTGAAGTTGTTTTTATTTTACTTATTGCCATAATTTATATTCCTAACTTGGTTTTATAGGAAAATTAATCAACTTTCCATCTTCTACTTTCATTTTTATTTCAATTTTTTCTACAGTATCTAATTCATTTGTTAAATCTCTTAATTCAGTTCTGTAAGATTGCCATTCTATTTTTTTTTCATCTGTCAAAGGTGCATTTGGTAAATCTGTCCAATCTGATTTTAACAATAAATCATTTCTTACAAGTCTTAATTTATTTAATGTTTTATCAAACAAACCATCTTCCCAGATTTTTTTTCGTTCTTCATGTTCTTTAATTTCTTCTGGTGTAAAATCAACTTCTTTTTGTATGCCTGTTTCATCAATTATTATTTTTTTCATATCTATGCCTTGAATCCATATACTGTTATTTTTGTTTGTGTTCTAAAATTACCATCTGGACTTAAAAAAAATTTAATACCATTAATTGCTTCACCTGAGTTAAATCCACCCATAACTTCTGCTGATCTAAAATATCCATTACTTGAATATGAGTGTTGTCTATAAATAAAAGATGTTCCTGTAGAAGTATTTTTTGGGTTAAAAACTGAAAGTGTAAATGGTGCACCTCTTGTCGTACTACTTGAGTGTGTTTCGTCTATTGATATTACACTATCTGACCAACCATCATATTGATATAGTGAGGCACTAGAATTATTATCGTAAGAGTTATACCCTAAATAATAATAACTTGTTTTTGCATTTCCAACAGTATCTAATAATTGTATATCTATTTCTCTATTATCATCAACAAAAATTTCACCTCTTATCTCATAAAAATCAAAACTTGTTGTAAAACAACTCGTAAAAGAAATAGTACCTGATGAACCTGTACCAGATGCACTTACTATTTTTTCCATTCCACCTGATGGAGTATCTATAAATGACAAATTTCCAGAGGAATCTGTTTGTATTATTTTATCTGTTGCAGGAGCAGTACTTGGAAAGGTAAGTGTATAGCTCTGTGCAGCAGAATGTGGAGGCGATTTTAATTTTATTCCATGACTGTTCTGACGACAATTTAATTGTATGTAACCATCATTTGAACCACCATCACCTTTTACTTCAACCCCTGCTGTGCTATCAGAAATAAAATTTACTTTTGCTTTTGTTACTGCATCATCTGCAATATTACCTGTTGCAATATCTGGGACTGTTACTGTTTCTCTTGCTCTACCAAGAAATACACAATACATTTCATCTGTACCATTAGTTAGTGCAGATGCTAGTGTTAATGTTGTACCACTTGCTGTGTATGCCTTACCAGAACCAGGTTCTTGAATAACATTATTTATTACAAGTCTAATGTCATTTTCATTTGCAACTGAAAAACTTAATGTGTATGCAGTTTGACTATTAACGATAGTAAATACTTGTTTCTCAAAAGAAAGAAAACTTTCAGCAGGTGTGTTACCCAAATATCCCATTTTACTCCTATGTACTTATTGAATCTACAATACTTGTTAAAACATCTACAGCACTTGCCGTATCTGCAAATGCTTTTAAAACATCACCAGTTTGCATTACGATCTTACTGCCTCCATCAATTAATTCTAAAGAACCTCCAACTGGAATTGGCGCACCTTTAATTACATTGTAAGTTGTAGAACCACTATCTGTGATTGTAACTGTTACTGTAACTGCTGATGTGCCTTTGTTTACACATCTTATACCAATGATTGCATCATCTGAATTAGATGTAGTAATAGTTGTAGGCGAACCAGAATTATTTGATATTGATGATTTATAAATTCTTTCAAAATCTTGTGCCATATTTTTATTTTACCTCATTTATTGTTAAAGAGCAATTGCCATTGCAACAGCAAAACCTGCAGTAGCACCACTTGAAGCTGTTGAAAATGATAACTGTCCACTTCCATTTGTGGTCAAAACTTGACCATTTGTACCATCTGCAGTAGGTAATAAAAAAGTTACATTACTACTTACTGCTGCACCTTTAAGTGCTATATAATTAGAACCATCATCTGTATCTTCTAAAAATCTTAATTCACCTGCTTGACTTGCAGCACCACCAAGAGATACTGGACCTGCAGGATTTAATGTTAAAGCAGAATTTGTTAAGGTCAAAACAGTACCAGTAGCAGATGTACTAATACCTGCAACAGATGTAGCTGAATCTACAAAATTAATTGTATTATTAGCTGTATCTATAGTTGCCATAGTGATATTGTCAGAACCATCATACACTTTCATTGTAAGAGAGTTTGAACCAATATTTGTATTATCAATCCAGATTGTTCCTTGTGTAATAGAACCTGGAGTTGAATTACCTAAATGATTTGAGTTTAAAGCACCTAATATATTATTTAATTCTGCACGAAAGGCTCCAAAACCTTGGTTCGCTAGACTTACATCACTTACTTGACTCATTTATCCTCCTATGATTTAAAACCATGACCTGTTGCTAAAAAGTCGAATGTTCTTGAGATACCACTTCCAGAGCTATTTGTAAAGGCAATATCAAAACCAGTACCACTTTTATTTGATATAGAAAAAGTATCACCAGTACTCATATTTTGTGCGGCAATTCCAAGAGCAGGTGTCTGATAAAAACCATTAGTAAATGTTACACTTTTTGTACCTGTTCCAGAAACTATATCATTACCTGTTTCTGTTCTTTTCTCTAGTGCTACTGTAAAACCAAGACTATGTACTTTTGGTTTAGTAGTATTATCAAAATTAAATAACCTTGCTTTTAATTTAAAAAATCTACCTTTTTCTGTGGCTTGTGATGTTGTATTTGAAAATGTAGATACATTAGCAAAGCTAGTATTACTTGCACCAACCTGTATTACACATCCACATTGTATTTCAAAGCTACCATCAAATGGACCTTCAAACTCTGCAGCACCTCTACCAGAATCAAATAAATCATATTCATTTTCTGTAGACATACCAATGTTTACTTGAAAAGTAACATCAAATACTGCTCCTGCATCAAAATTAAAAAAGAAATCATAAAAACCCTCACTTTTTATATTTTTATTAAAAAAGTTAGGATTTGATGTAGAATCTGTGCCTCCTAAATCAAAATTACCACTAGGTGAATCAAAATCACCAATAGTATCATCAAACAAAGTACGAGTATCAAGAGTAATTACATCTCTATCTTGTCCATCTTTTGTTTTAAAAATATTACTATCTAATGTTCCATTAAAATCTGCCATAACTTACTCATTAAATGTTGATATTACTTTGAAAGCCTGTAGTCCTGCAATATTAGTATAAATAATATTAGGATTTGTTGAACTATTACCTAACTTATCTACAGCTTTTATTAAAAAAGAACCTGTCCTTGCATTTATTGTAAGAACATTACCTGCCCTTCTTGGTACTTGTGCAAGGTTTGTACTACCATTCCATGTAGCATTATTTGTAACATTTTGATAACGCACATCATAAAAATTAATATCAATATCAGGAACAGGTGTCCAAGATAATTGTAATTGAGTTGATCCTACAGTATTTACTGAAAAATCAGTAACATCTGCAGGTGTTTCTGTTGCACCAACTATTTGTCTTGTAGCAGTAATTGTTGATGATTTTGCACCAAAAATATTTACACCTCTTGCTCTTACACTATAGGTTGCAGCATCAATTACATTTAAAAATTCATATCTTGTTCTGGTTCCTCTACCAATTAATTTAAAAGTATCTGCAGGATTCAAAGCAGTTCCACTTGCATCTGTATCTTGTTTTACTTCTACTTCAAAAATTGTAGAAAATGGATTGTTAGGTGCTGTTAAATCAATAACTAATTTTGTTATAACTGTACCATCGTTGTATTGAACCAACTCATCAGTTAATGTTATTGCAGATGGTGCTGAAACACTTCTAGCTGTTGGTAATGTTGTGGTTGCCCCTGTTGTAATTGATGAATAATCACTTGTAGAAAAATCATATACTGCACTTGCAGTTTCTCTTAAATTACAATTTATTACAAGTCCTACATTATTATTTGAATCTGTTGCTGTATTGAAGTTCCAACCAACAACTTCAAACTCTTTTGCAGAGAAACCCATTCTAGTATTTGTAATTCTAACAGTATCTCCTATTTCTAATTGAAAAGCATTTAAATCAAATGTTGCTTGTATTGATATTTGTTGTCTTGCTTTTTGTAATTGTATTTTTGCAAGTCTTTGGCAAGTATGACTTGATGTTGTAAATGGAAAATCAATATCTGCAAATATTCTTTCTGAGTTATCTTCACTTTCAAATGTTGAAGAAGTTAAGAAAGGATAATCTTTTGGTTGATATAAATCATCTGGTTCAGAGTACAGTCCTTTAACTGCATTGAATAACTCTTTTTTAGAAACTCTTGTATTGACTTGTATATCTGATCTTACATTTGCTTCTGTTAAAGTAACAGATGGTGTAGAAAATACAGCAGGTTTTAATTTAAAAGTACCATTTGAATATATAAGATTACCACCTACACAACTTAAAAAATTTTCTATTATATTTTTTGGCGATTGTGAAACTTCAAATGTACCATTACAGGTAAATCTTTTTTCTGTTCCTGATGGATTTGTTATAGTTACATTTTCATCACAAGTATTTGCTGCACTTGTAAAATTTGTATCATCTATTTCACTTGTTGCACAACTTAATCCATAAACTGTATCAGTTAAATAATCTCTCAAACAAAGTGCAGGGTTTGATGAAAAAGCTGTAGAAGATGATCTAGGATCAAAAACTTTTTTACCCTCTACTTCACAAGTTATATTTGGAATACCAGATGGAAAAACATCTTGATCAAAATCAAGTCTAACATAAATGTATGCTTTACCTCTTATTCTATGATCTGTTGTCCATTGTGTAACTTCTGAAACTAAATCTGCATCTGCTGATTGTGAATTTGAACCTAAATGTTTTTTTATTCTAACTTTACCTTCAAAATCATTACCACTTGATGGTACTAATCTAGCTATACCATTACTATCATTACCAGAACTTGTTAAAGGTATTTCTGAATCATTAAAAAAAATTTTTGTAATATTATTTACTTCATGTCCTGCAACAACATATATAATATGTATCTTTTGATTATCATCTGTTGTTTCTGCATAAACAATGTTTCCACCCACTCTTGTTTTTCCATATATAACTCTATATGGTTTTGTGGGTTCTTTTACTGAAACTCTTGTATCTGATGATAAAGCTGTGCTTAAATTTGGTAAATCTGGTACTTCTGGTGCAAATTTTCTACTTACTGATGATAAAACTAAAGATGTACCTGCAGAAGCAACAAATGTTGCCATACCTGCTGACATATATTTTGTAAGTCCACTTGCAATAGCACCTGTACCAAGAGTACCTGCAAAAAAACCAACACCTGTTGCAACTGCTCCTATAACAAGTGCAGTTTTTACATCATCACTATCAGCTTTTGCAACTGGTCCATTATAATTGTATGAATCCTCATAAATTATATTGTTATTTTTATCGTATATAATTTTATTATAAACTTTCATTCTATTCTCCAAGCAATTTTACATTCAAGTGTTGGTTTGAATGTCATACCCTTACTCCAATTAAATAAACATTTTTCACCTAAACAAATTCCAAGACTACCATCTAAATCTGATTCTCTTATATTTTTATGGTAAACTACATCACCTCGTTGAGCAAAATTAACTTGTATTTGTTCAAAATTATTTTCTTTACCTATTAATAATGCAATACCTAATAGATCATTTTTTTTGTATTTATTTATCAATTCTCTACCATCTTTGATAGATTTCCATTTATGATCAAAAACTTTTTTTCCAGTTATGATTTCTATACCTTTTAAAACAAAGGTAATACAATCATTTCTACCATATTTGAATTTTGTTTTTTTTCTTGTTTCTTCAATATGGTTATTTAATTTTGTTTCCCAGTTTTCAACTCTCATTAAGAGCTTTTACCCCAAACTAATTCTTTATCTTGTAAGTCTGCAATAAATTCAAAACCTTTATCACCAGAAAATAAATTTTTTTGATCCTCATCTGTCATTCTTCTTAAGTTTGGTCTTTCTAAAGCTATTAGTCTATTTTCCAATTTTAATTCAATAGTACAAGTATCACCAGATTCTCGTATTACCATTACATCCATTTTACCAACAAAAAGAGTGTAAACATCTGCAATAACATTTTTACTTGAATCAAATAATCCTAAAAATATTTTTCCATCTCTATTTGAATATTGTGCAGAAAGTGCAGTAGAAATTAAAGATGATTTTACACCATTTAAAACTAAATTAGCTCCTGATGCTTGTATAAGAGATTGTTCATCAATTGGTGATATACCTGTAGCATCACCAAGACCTGTAAATGTATTTGATGAACCTCCTGCTGTCATAGTTATATCTCCATAACCATTCCAAAATCTTAATGTACCTGTATTAAAAGCTAATTCTGTAGCAAAAAAAGGTATTACTGTATCAGACTTTATTGCATTATTATATGCTGTTGTTATATTTCTTGCCATTACTTATCCAATAATTTTAGTATTTTTTTTTGTCCCATGTATATTTCTGTTTTTGCTTTTACTTTTTTACAACTAAAAACAACTCTTTCTGGATTGACTTCTCTCTCTGCCATTCTTTTTGAACGCAAACAGTCAGACATTTTATCTTTATATACATGCTCTATAACAGAACCATTCAATGTTAAAATCAATGCTACTACTACTTCTATCATTCTGTATAACTCCCATTTCTTCTTACTTTATCTTTTAAAACTTCCATTTGTTCTGAAAGTTTATCCACATCTTTTATTAATCTTTCAATATTTACCTTGTTGTTCATCATATCATCTACTCTTGTTGTAAGTTTTTCAATATCAACAATCATATCTTCTATTAATAAAAACTGCTCACTATCAGCAGGTAAAGAACCCATCTCACCTCTTGGCCACTTAATTCTAAATTCTGTGTTTTTTTCTACATCAGCTATCATTAATTTACCATTTGTTTCAATAGTATTTAATCTTTCAATAATTCCAAAGTAAGCCCACACTCCTAATGCAACTGCTGCAATAATAGAAATTAAATTTCTTAATGGTAGTTGAATATTTGTATTTTCACTTACTTTCATTATAATGCCTCAGAAGCAGAAAAACTTATTCCATACTTACTTACTTGATCTGTTTGCCAACCTAATTCATTATTATCCAATCTCATAACTGTTGTTGTGTTAGAATAAGTGACTGTTGTATTATCATTAATAGTTTCAATACTTGATCTTAATGCAGGTTCTATTTTAACATCTGCTTCACCTGAGCTATTTGCACTTACATCTTCTATAACCATATATAAAAAAGAACCTATTTGAATATAATCACCTGCTTTAAAAACATTTGCTCTACTTGCTGTAAAGCCATCAAGAGCAACTTGATTACCAGTTTGTGAAGCACCATTTACTCTAATTGTACCTGTAGCTGTACCAGTAATTGTTTTTGCATCTTGATCACCAATTTTAAATGTTCCTCGTCTACCTCTTAATTGTAATAAAAAAGATAACCAAATATTTGCATTTGCTCTTAACATAGGTGGTAATGTAACTATAGTTTTCCAAAACTCTCCCTGATGTTGTACCACTTGAGATTGAAAAGTAAAAGGTGATGTTGTAACTCCAACTGCTCTAGTTAAACTAAAATTTTGTGTTCTTATACCTGTAGCTGTAGGCAATGTTAATGGATATGATGGTGTAAATACTGCCATAATTATCTAAATGCTTTTGCGAAAGCTCCTCCTCTTTGTTTTGCCTCTGCAACTGCAGAAATAGTTTGATTTTGTATTGTTGGCATTAAATTTAATATTTCTGCTTTTACAGTATTACTAATTCCTGTAGCAAAATTCAAACTTTGATTTATTACTATTCCTCCACCTCCACCCATAGCATTAGGTGTCAAGCTACTAGGAATAACTCTACCTGCTTGGTTTGGTACAAATAACTCTGGACCTCTTTCACCTACTAACCTTGCTTGTGATCCTGATACTGCACCACCAGTTGCTAAATCTGTTCTTGTAGGGTGTGTTGGTGCTTTATTTGGATTGCCTAAAATAGTACCCATTATTGTTTTTCCAATATTACCACCTATTGTTGTTAATCCTGCTTTCAATTGATTAAATATAACTAAATCTAATATTGTTTTAGTTAAATCTATTGCAAGTGATTGTAAAATATTTTTAAATTTTAATCCCTCTGTTTGTCCAGTTACAAAAGCTGTAGCCATAGATTTAGATAATGAATCCATTTGTCTTGATAACACACCAGTTACTTCATCAATCATTGAAGCAACTTTTCTTAACTTATCCATTTCTTCAATTTGTTCTCTTAAAGTTTCAGTATGTTTTTTTCTTGCTTTTTCTATAGCTTCTTGTTGTATGGCTTCATCAGGTGTTTCTTTTCTAATTTCAGCAAATATTTTTTCTAATTGATTATTTAATTCTTTTTCTTTGTTAGAAGCAAATAAATTTTTCTTTTCTAAATCTCTTTGAATATTTATTCTTTTAAGAACATCTATAGCTTTTTTTTCTACATTTGTTTTTTCAATTGTTGCTTCTGTTGCATCTATTGCATTTTTTGTTTCTGCTCTTCTATCTATAAAATCTTGTGCTCTTTTTTTTCTTATTTTATCTTCTTGTACATCAAGTTTTTTTAATAAATCTAAAATTTCATTATATCTAATTTGATCGGTTGTTAAACTCTCTGATAATGGATCATCATTTGTTGTATCAAGAGTAGCCATCTCTTTTTTTAATCTTGCTCTTTCAGCTTCTATTTTTACAATTGTTGAAAGTGCTTTTGCTTCTTTATCTGCATTACCAAAGGCATCACCTAAAAAATTAAGTGATCTTGTTAAACCATCTACTATTGCTCTACCAAGTTTACTTTCTTCAAAAAATATTGTTATATTTTCTGTAAGTGTATCTATTGCACCTGCTAAACCCTTTGCAGCCTCAATACCTGCACCACCAACTTGTGTATTTAATGCTTTTAAAATTATTTCTTGTGCTTCTGCAATACGACCAGTATTTGTTAGTGATTTAATTAAATCTTTTTGTGCATCTGTAAATGATACACCAACTCTACGCAAAGCACCCAATCCAACGATTGGTTCTTCAAGTGCCTTACCTAATTGTACTGCACCTTGTTTAACATCACCAAAACCAACTTCTGCTAAATCTTGTGATAATCTTAATGCTTCTTTGAATGTTTCACCTTGTATAGATTTAAATGTTAATAATATTCCTGCCGCATCTCTTATCTTTTGTGTTGATGCTAAAGTATTAATACCAATCTCTTGTGATAATTCTTCTATTTCCTCTAAACTTAATTGTGCAGCACCTCCAGTTGCTCTTAAAATTGCATTTAATTTATTAAATTGTCTTTCTGCATTTGATACAACACCAACAACTTGTTTTAAACCAAACACTAATGCAGAGAAACCAACAGTAAGTAAAGCAAGTTTTAAACCTATACCACCAATAATTGTTCCCAAAGATGTAATTCTTCCTGCAACTGGTCCTAGGGGTCCTTGTATTGCTGCAATAGATTGAGAGGCTCTTCTAAAACCCTCTTGTATACTGCCACTAGATTTAACAACTTGTTTTTGTGCTTTAACAATACCTGTAGATGTTTTCTTTGTAACAGTTTCTGCTCTACGCATTCCTGCTTCAAGATTACCTTTATTTACTGTTAATTTTACTTCTACTGTTGCTGCTTGTGTCATAATTAATCTGGAAACCTTTCCATTAACTCTCTCATTTCTTTTGAAGTTACTGGTCCTGTATCTCCTCCTTTACCATGTTTTAATAAATAACCCTCACATGCAGATGTAAATTCTGCAAGTGACATACCCCAGAAAGTTTTAGGAGAGAATCTCAAAATACCTGTTGCTATCTCTAGGTATTTTTGGATTGGGTAGGTGTTGTCTCTAATTGATTCTCCCCCTGTACTAAAGGGGATAATTCATCTTTTGTTAAAAACAAGGTTGCAAGAACATTTGAAGCTGTACCTGCACTTTGAGCAAGTCCATCTTCAATTATCATTTTACCTATTGCATTTTTTTCAAATTTACCCCCTGCACCAATTAAACCTTGATACAATACTTCTACAATTTGTTTTGTTGTAAAAGTTTGTGCTGTCATATCTCTTGATATATCCATCACCCCTTTTCCAAGTGCATCTTCTAAATGAACAAGTCTTTCAAAGGTAAGTTTGAAAACTCTTTCTTTACCGCCAAGAGTAGCTTTGTATTCTCCTGCGTATTTGTTATGTGTCGTCATTTTCATCTCCTAGTGCTTTTTTTAGTTTTCTTTTTGTTTCTATTGCTTTTTTTAGTTCTCCACTATCTTCTATACAATGAAGTTCTGCTCTACTTTGAGTAATAGTAATTTTTTGCACTATGAGATTACGATGTGAATTGACTGTGATTTTATCAAGTGGACGACAATGAATATCGCTTTTGCATTCTATAGTTATTTCACCTTTTTTGGTTACTTTTATAAAACCATGATATTCATCGTCATTAATTGTAAAGTTTATCACTTGCCAACCATTAGTCCACTCTATTGTCATAATTACGCATTCGTATATGTTATTGTATTAGATGATTCTAATGTTAAAGAATATGTTTCTTCTCCATTAAACTCACCTGCTCTTTCATAACTAGTTATTAAAAAAGCACCTGCTATTTTAGAGCCATCTGAAAATACCAAGTCATAATTTTGTATTGCTCCATCAAATGCAAATCCTCTTACAAGGTTTTCTGTTGATGAATCTGTAAATACACCACTTGCTGATATTGACATACTTCTAACACCACCACCTTGTAATAATGTTCTTGCTTTGTCATTACCACTTGAAATAAATGCGTTTGAATCTTTATCTGTAATATCAACCATTTCACCATTGATTGTCATAGATGTACTTCTAAGACCACCAACAGTTGCAGGTGTACCTGTACTGTTTTCTTTTAATAAAAAGCTACTACCTTTTCCTGCTGCCATTTTGTTTTCCTCCTAATTAAATTTTATGTATCATAGATTACAAAACGAAATCTTTGAATACCATGTCTTGTCAACCCGTCTGGGTCTATTAAAATATCAGAAGTTTCAAATCTTGCATTTACAAGACTGGCTCCTGATACTGATAAACTACTATTATGTAATAATGTATATATCCTAGCCATAATCTCTTTTGTTTCTTTATCGCCTCTGTATCTTGACCATGTATGTATCATAATAGAGTGTACATTTCCATCTAAATCTTTTGTACTATTATCAGCCATACTATCATCGCCTACCTGTACATAGGGATAAGTAGTATTCTGTGGTACAAAATTGTGGACATCTGACACTAAAGATTGAAGTGTTGAATCACCATCTAAAGCATCAAAAACTGTTTTTTGTAATTGTAAGCTATGATCACTCATTTTACTTGTGACTCCTTTATCAATCTTACAATCTTATTAAATATTGCTTTTGTAATTTTTGGAAAAGCCCTCATTGTTGCAGGGTGCATAAAAGGTCTTTCACCAACTTGAGTTGTACCAAATTCTAAAAAAGCTGAGTATGGTGCTGTGCTTTCAACTGTTGCTTCATCACCAACTTGTTTTACTTTTATTTGACTTACTAAAAAACCTGTATCAGATGCAGGTGATTCACCTTTTGCAGAAGCTTGATGTCTTCTTGTTGGATTATATCTTTGATATATGATACCAGTTTTTGGGTCTTGTTGTATACTCTTTACAGCTTCATTTCTAATTTCTTGTGCGCCACCTTTTATAACATCATCAAATGGTTTACCTACATTGTTTTCTAGATTCTTCATAAGTTGTGTTACTTTTTTAAAATCTGAAACATCAATTCTAATATTCATTATATTGCCACATCCTTTTCTACAATAAGTTTTAAATATTTATCATAGAAGTTTGAATTTTCTATAGATACAATATTGTAATTTACAGAATCATAAGTCATTATGTAACTTGTATCTAAAGCTGTTTTATCACCTCTATATCTAATAATTACTTCAAATCTTTGTGGACTTACTTGTTGATCACCTTGCACTCTATCCTGTGCAACTTTTGGTTTTATTTCTGCAAATGCTGTAAAAAAATTATTGTTTGCTTTTGTAAAACCTCCAAATGTATCATTTGATAATGTAGTAGTTTTAAAAGTAACTTTATTTCTTAATCTACCAACTTGGGAAACTGATGGCATTTTAGCCTCCTAATGTTGAATGTAATCTTTTTACTTTGTATGCGTTTAGCATACCCATGATAGTATAAGGAATTGCATTTGTACTATCTTTTGTTACAGCTTCTCTATTTTCATAAAGATGTGCTACTAATAATTTTATTGCTTGTTTGATAGGTGTAGGAACATCATCTCTACTTGAACCATAACCTGCAACATAAGTTATTTCATAAGCATTTACTGTTCTTAAATCACTTGCACTTGGAAATGTTTTTCCTCTTTTAAGTACAACACGACCACTTTCTGATTGTGTATCTACATGATAATTACTTGTAGCAAATGTTGTTGCTGTATTATCTTCATCAAAATATTTAAAATGTGTAACTGACACCAAAGGTGGTCTTGGTAAAACAATATAACTTAATGATCTATTTATATCAGGAGCAGTAAAAAAACCTTCTGGATAATATTTATCATCATTACCATAAGGTAAACCATCAAGACTTAATTTTAAAGTTTGATTGGTTATTGATCTGCCTGTATATTTTTCTACAGAAAACTGTGCAGTAGAAATCAAAGCATTTAGATAAGTATCATCTTCATTACCCTCTAAACGCAAATGAGTTTTTGCTTCTGCTAAAGTTATAGCTGTTTCAGACCAAGCTGTTGATATAGTTAAACCTGCCATTTAATTACTTCTTTTTTTTACCAAATACTTTTTTTAAAATTCCTTTACCTTTTTTTTCAGCTTTCTTTTCCATGTCATTAACAACTTTTGTAGATTTTCCTGCAGTAGATTTTTCTGCTCTACCATCATTACACCATACTGTTGCCATTTCCATTTCAAGTTTTGTTGACATAGTGTATTCTTTTCCTGCTTCATAAAGCATTGTAGATTCACCATAACCAACTGCACCTGCTTGATTCTTTAACATTTTAATTTTCATTTTATACTCCTATTAAAATTTTTTGTATTTTAGTCCAAAGTTTTTTTAAAAATTTTTTAATTTTTTTCATAACTTCTCCTTTTGAAAGTATGGGGGATTTCTCCCCCACACTAATTACTTATTACTGATTAGCTTCACTTGCGCCTGGTCCATGTAAAGGTCTACCTTTAATGCCCACAACTGCAAATGATGTTCCAGTACCATGAGTACCACTAAAATTTAGTACTACTCTAGAGTATCTTTTTCCACCTACATAACCAATTGCATATGCTTTATTGCAATCTGCATTAGCATCTATAGTTTGGAAAACACCATTACTGTCAACTGTTCCTCCAGTAACATCTGTATTAGATGTAACATCTGTAAATGTAGAGTTGTCATCAGAGTGTTCTAACTCAATGTCAACTTTATTTGATGTGCTGAAAGTAATTCCATTTGCACCAACATTAACTACATGAACAATAGAAGAAAAGCCCTGTGAATCAACAGCAGTAGCATTTGTATCAGCATCTTTTACGATGGAATTTAAAGATTCTACAACCTCTATTCCACTTTTTCCGTCAAACATCGCCATGATATCCTCCTATTATATATTACGATCCACACTGCAGAATTTGAATAGCTTCTGGTAAAATTACCTGTCCACCGATTCTTCTTCTTGCAATGTATCTTACATTACCTGATGTTGCCTGAGTAAACGGATCTCTCATTACTGAAAGTGTAGTTCTATCAACAATCATGTACCCTCTTCTAAAGTCACCAAAATATATTGGTTTTGCAGAAGCTCCTATGTCAGCAACATCTGTTGCTTCAACATAAGGCGCACCTAAAATTGTATTTGGAACTCCAACTTGTAGTGAGAATCCTGCTTGGAACACATATTGACCTGCACCATCTTGTAGCTTTCTTACTGCTGCAAGTGTTGCTCTGTTTAATACAAATGTTCCATTTCTAGAATAGTCAGGTTTTACTGCATGGTATAAACTGATTAGTGAGTTAGCATTAAAGTTTGCTGACACACCTGATGCTGTTGTACCTACAGATGAGTTTGTTACTATTCCTTCAGGTTTTCCAACTGAGTTTCCTGACACGAAAGCATTACCTTCAGCTTTTGCAAATTGCTCTGCAAATTCTGTTGACATTTCTTGCTCAAGATTGAAGACTGAATCTTCTAACTCTTGTTCTGAAATATCTACTAATGCATATAATTCGTGTGTTGGTATTTCTTCTAGACCTACTGCATAGCCAGTAGTTTCACTTCTAGTTCCTTGTTCTGCAACAAATGTTGCTGAAAAAGTAGCAGTCTTTTTAGG